ATCTCAAAACGACGCGGCCTTTGTCGTGGCCGGTGCCACTAAAGCCGACCTGCTCGCGGATCTTCGCGGCGCTGTCGACGATGCGATCAGCAACGGCCAGAGCCTTGGCGAGTTCCGCAAGCAGTTTGAAGAGATCGTATCGAAGCGAGGTTGGACGGGCTGGATAGGGGAAGACACCAAAGCGGGCCGCGCATGGCGTACCCGCCTTATCTACAAGACGAATTTAGATACCAGCTACGCCGCTGGCCGCTGGGCCCAGATGACCGACCCGGATGTGGTGCGCCTGCGCCCCTACTGGCGGTACATCCACAACACCATCGAGAACCCACGCCAGCAGCACCAGCGCTGGAACAACCTAGTGCTGCGCGCCGATGACCCATGGTGGCAAACTCACTACGCACCCAATGGCTTCGGCTGTAACTGCGGTGTGGAAACCCTCAACGAACGCGGCCTGCGTCGCCTGGGCAAAGACGGCCCGGACACTGCACCGAATGACGGCACCTATGAGCACGTCGATAATATCACCGGCGAAGTGGTCAACGTGCCCAACGGCGTGCAGCCTGGATGGGATTACGCCCCAGGGCAAACCGCGACCGAGCGAGCGATCGCCGCCCGCTTGAACCGGCTCGATAGCGTCGAGGCCACCATAGCTCGGCAAAACGTAGCGCAATTAGTGGACGCGCCATTATTTAACCGCGTTATGAATGGTGAGGTAGGGGGTGAGTTTCCGGTCGCAGTGGTGCCCACTGCAGAACGCCAGGTGTTTGGTGCCGAATCCCCCGTGGTGTTGCTCTCTCAAGCGGCACGGCAGGCTAACCCTGAGATCAGCGTCAACGACTACCGGCGCATCCAGGAAGTACTCGACGACGGTGATGTCTATCAGCAGGCGGATCTCTCCCGACTGGTGTATCTCATGGTCAACGGCGTGACGTACCGCGCAGAGCTGCGCCGTGAAGCAGACTCGGGCAGCTACTACGTCACGCTGTTTAAGTCCGAGATCGACACGCCACCGGCAGATGGCGTGCGCCTGAGATAGGAGGCTGAATGTCCACCATCAACGTCAGCACTGACGAAGTTGAACGTGCTATCACTGAGCTGCTGCAAAAAGGCGAAGACCTCACCGCGCCGATGAAGAGCATCGGTGAAGAAATGGTCAACCGCACCCAGCAGAGGTTTAGAGATAAAGAAGCACCAGACGGCACCCCTTGGGCGGATAACTCCCCCGCTACTGAAAAGCGCAAAGGCCACGGGCGCGTGCTGGAAGGTGAAAGCAATGAGCTTTCCAAGCAGTTCAGCTACGCAGCCAGTAACGACAGCGTCGAATGGGGCAGCTTGATGGTCTACGCCGCCATGCAAAACTACGGCGGTACTAAGGCGGAGTTTCCTCACCTCTGGGGCGATATTCCAGGGCGAGAATTTATCGGTCTAAGCGATGACGACGAAGATGAAGTGTTGGCCGTCCTAGCCGAACATCTAAGTCTCTAACTGCCATCCCACAACGTGCCCCTGTAAGCGCCGCTAAGGCATCACCCGCTACGTTGGCCCGAATTTCCCTCGCAAGGCGCGTTAGACCCGCGTTAGATTTTGATTAAGCGCGCTTAACGTCAGGGTATTAGAAGGCTATAGTGCCACCATTGAGAAAAATAAACGCCAATGGGAATGTAGCGGGGAACATGTGACAAAGACTGACGGTGACAAAGAGACTTATTTCGCAGAGATTCCGCTAAGGCTCTATTTTGCTACGGAAGAACCAATAGCGATCAAAGATATCGCTACCTCGCTGCTCGCTCTTGAGAAGCTGACCAAGCGCTTTCCACAGATGCTGGAGCAGTTGACTAAGGTCAAGATCGGCAGTTACGAACTTAGAGTTGAACGGTTAGAAGCTGGCAGCCTCATTGAAGACCTAGTGATGAAGGTATTCTTTGATACTCCAGAGAAAGAGAAAGCGTTCAAGGACTTCCTGGAGAATCACCCTATGGGCAAAGCTGTGAAGTGGGGGGTTGGGGGGATAGCGACACTTTTGGTCATAAGCCAATTGATGCTGCTCTATAAGCACTTTGCAGGAGAAGATAGCGCTTCCATCCAAGCCAATCATAATACGATTATTCAAATCACTTCAGATCAATTTGGCATTACGCCAGATGAGGTGGCTGAGCTAGCTCGAGTAGCAACGGAAGGGAACCGGAAGCAGTTATTTCAAGCAGCAAGAGATGTATTGCGTCCTGTCGAAGGACATGAAGATGCCACCGTCATGGCTCCAGGAATCGGAGATGCTCCCATAGCCTCTCTGTCGTCTGAATTTCTTTCCGAGGTACCGTATGAGGTTGATTTAAATGCAGATGAGCGTGATTTCGACGTTACAAATGAGGTTCTTGAGATACGCGCTTTAGATCGCGACAAGACAGATTCTGGATGGTGGGGTGTAATGCCTACGGCAGTAGGGGGAGCACGTTTGAGGCTTTATTTTGACGGTGTAGATATGGATGCTATTGCTTTCCGGCCAACGGTTCGCGTTGACGCTACGATCACGTACCGGAATGATTTTAACCAAGCCACACTGGTGCCAAAGCACATAACCATCACCCACATCTACCCTGCTGAGAGATAAGAGGCTATTTCAATTGTTCAATTTTATTGAAAACAACCTTGGAAGCATAACATTGCTTTTAGCTATCGGAACATTCTGGATGGCATGGTCGACTCGTGAAGCAGCTTCAGCTTCAAAGAAAATTTTCGAGCTTGAGGCGCGACCTTGCCTCGTGTTCGTGACACCAAGGTTTGATTTTCACCAAAAGGTCATGGAAGAAAATCAGCCACCTAGAAATTTTGCATTATCTCTAAGCATCGAATTCAAGAACTCTGGTCGAGTACCGCTCCGATATTCGGTGACAAACATTCAAATGACCTTCGATAGCCGCACTCCTGAAAACCCAACCTTCGCAACAAACGGAGGCCTAATCTATCCAGGTGACAGTGGGACGTTTTCGGTTGGGGAACTGCCTTATCACGAGGAAGTTACCAAGTCGAAAAGAGGCGTAATCGAATACACGGTTAAGTACGAAGCGATTGACCAAGAGCGTGGCTTTATAAAAACTGAAAAGATGTCTTATGTCTTGGCTATAAGCAATAATTCTCAACAAGTTGCTTGGCAGTATCTGATAGACAGTGAGGAAACCGCCCTATAGTGCATCATTGACTCTTACCAAACACTCATAAACCCTTCAACCCATCCCAAATTCCGCTAGTCACCCCTGCCCTCACTCCTGGGGCAGGCAATCAACTAACATTATAAAAACTGGTAGTCCCATTATGAGAGCAAAAAAAACGGCGCTTATTGAATCCATCAAATCAGATGAAGCCCGTGAACTACTGGCCAACGGAGCAGACGCTGTAATAGATGCGCTATCTGACTCAGACATCGCGAGCAGTATCCCTTTCGTGGGCACTGTATTAAAAGCTTATCAGGCAGCACAAGGTATCCGGGAACGCATGCTAGTCAAAAAGCTCGCAAAATTCCTGGAGCATCCAAGTCAGATGAGCGAAGAAGAGAAACAGAGATTTGCCTCTGAGTTTGAAAATACTTCAAAGGAAGAGGAGTTTGGCGAGCAGATGCTCATGCTGATTGAACAATCAGAAGATCTCGTCAAGCCAAGGATCATCGGTAGGCTGCTGGTAGCACACGTTAAAGGTCACTTCGACCTCACTACCTTTATGCGCTTATGCAAAATGGTTGACCGTGCTTTCACAGAAGACTTTCAATATCTAAAGATGCTCCGCATAGGTGATAACCACAGGCCGAATGAGGACGTCGAACAAAGCTTGAATTCTTCTGGGTTTCTGCGGCCCGCTAACAATAATGAAGGCGCAATTTTAAGTGGTGTTCCTATCACATATGAAACATACAGATTAACTCAATATGGCAAATGGCTTGTAGACCTAGGCTTATCAGAAGGCTCAGTACCTATCCCTACCCCAGATACCCCCAATACTCTTTTCTCCTAAAGCGCTTTAAATCCACACCCCGCCCTAATCCCCCGATCATGGGGGCATGACTACACACAGCCTTCACTCCAAGCCCCGCGTCGCCGTTTGCGCTCTCCGAGTGCAAGCCACCGACGACAAAACGCGCCTGATGCCATCCGGTACGTTCCATGCTCCGCGTGGGGCTGCTGAAGGTTCTGGCCCGTGGAACCTCTCTGCCGAAGCTGCTCAAGCCATCATCCGCTTGGCCGCTGCGCGCAGTACCGACATCGCCATCGACTACGAACACCAAACCCTTTACGCCGAAAAGAACGGCCAGCCCGCGCCCGCCGCTGGTTGGGTCGACCCGCGCTCGCTTGAGTTTCGGGACGATGGCCTTTACGGCTCGATTGCTTGGACGGCCAAAGCCCGCGCAGCGATCACGCCAGGGCCAAGCGGCGAACCTGCTGAGTATCTCTACCTCTCCCCCGTTTTCCCCTACGACGCCAACGGTGTGCCGTTAGACCTGCTGCACCTGGCGTTAACCAATACCCCCGCCATTGATGAGGGCGCGGCGCAGCTTGCCGCTGCTCGGATGGCGATTACCCACGACGTCACTAATGACGCCCAGGAGATCGACACCGTGAAACGTGAGCAACTGATTTTGACCCTTGGCCTAGCTGCCGAGGCCACCGATGAGCAGATTGATGGCGCGATCGCCGTACTGAAAGCCAGCGCTGCCGATGCAAAGGCGTTGCGTGAGGCACTAGGTGCCAAAGACGACGCGAAGCCAGCGGAGGCGGTTGCGGCCCTGAAAACCTCAAGCGCTACCACTGCACCGGACATGACCCAGTACGTGCCCGTGGCCGTGTACCAAGAGACCACTAAGCAACTGGCCGCATTGAAAGCCAACAGCGACACCGCTGAGCTGGACGCACTGATCAAAGAAGGTTTGGACGATGGCCGTATCGCGGGTAAAGCCACCGCCGATTGGCTACGCACCCAAGGCATTGCCGCCTGCAAGGCGCATGTGGCCGGTGCGCCCAGCATCGCCGCGCTGAAAACCACGCAGACCCAAGGCAAAGCGCCGGAAGGTAGCGAGGTGAAAGGCGACGACAAGCTAAACGAGACAGAGCTGGCGGTGTGCAAAAGCATGGGCCTGACGCCCGAGCAGTACCGCGCTGCCAATCCCGTACCCGCTGAATAAGCTGGCCGCTAAGCACTAACCCAACAGGCAAGAGGATCACCCCGTGACCGCTGCAACCCAAAACCGAAACACCCCGCACCGCTCAGGGCTGTCTCGCGGCCATCTGGTCGCCGCTGCTGCCGAGTGCTTCGCGGGCACTATCGCCGTCATCAACGCCGATGGCTTTACCGAGCCAGGCACTACCGCCACCGGTTTAACCGCTGCCGGTGTGTTTGAGCACTACCAGGACAACACCAGTGGCGCTGACGGCGACCAGGTCGTGGAAGTGAAGCGCGGCAATTTCCACTTCGCCAACTCCACAACCACTGATGCGATCACCGCCGCTGACATCGGCAAGGTCTGCTTCATCGTGGATGACCAGACCGTTGCCAAAACCGATGGCACCGCTACTCGCTCCCCCGCTGGCATTGTCGACGACGTCGACGATAACGGCGTGTGGGTCAACATCGACCCGACTAACGGCGTCGCCGCTAGCGCCTGATAAGGACTGACTCCATGAATCTTACTTCCGCCAATTTGAAGGTGCTGTTCCAGGCCTACAACACCGCGTTCCAGCAGGGCTTTAGCTCGATGGGCGAACAGGGCGCGCTCTATGAGGTGTTCTGTACCACCGTGCCGTCGACCACTGCGGTTGAGGTGTACCCGTTCCTTAAGTCGCTACCGCGCATGCGCGAATGGCTGGGTGATCGGGTCATTCACTCACTCGAAGGTGCCGGGTTCAGCATCAAGAACCGCAAGTTCGAGCTAACCGAAGGCGTCTCACGTGATGCCATTGATGACGACACCTACGGCCTATGGTCGCCAGTCTTTCAAGAGTTTGGCCGCTCAAGCCGTGAGCACCCCAACGAACTCGCTGTGGAAGTGCTCGAAGCCAACCCGGAATGCTACGACGGCCAGCCGCTGTTCGATGCCGACCACCCCGTGCTCGATGAAAAGGGCAATGAAGTTTCAGTGACTAACGACATGGGCGGCGGTGGCGACGCCTGGTACGTGATGGATAACACCCGCGTGATCAAGCCGGTCGTGTTCCAGAAGCGTCGCGATTACAACTTCCGCGCCATTACCGATCTCAACGACACGCAAGTGTTCATGACCGACAAGTTCCTGTTCGGTGTCGATGCCCGAGTGGAAGCTGGTGCAGGCCTTTGGCAGCTCGCAGTGCGCTCTCGTCAGCCGTTTACTCCCGAGAACTACGAAGCTGCGCGCCAGACCTTGACGAAGATGAAAGGCGACTATGGCCGCCCACTGGCGCTGCGTCACTCGCACACCATGGTGCCCAACTCGATGGAAGGCGCTGCCCGTGCCGTGCTGCAAAGCCAGCTCGCCGCCGGTGGTGAAACCAACAAGTGGGCCAACACCTCGACACTGGTGCTGAACCCCTGGTTAACCAGCGCTTAACGGCACGCTAAACCGCGATGATTCGTAGTGCCTGCTTAGGCGGGCACTGCGCAACGGAGAGCACCACCATGGCAACACGTAAAACCACCACGACCAAGGCTAAGCAGGAAGCCCCGGCAAAAGCGGAAGCGATTGAGCCGAAAGCCGAACCGGTACCGGAAACGCCAGCCGATGCAGTAGCACCTGACGCTGAGCAGGAAGCCCAGGCGGACGCAAAGGCGACCGAGCCAACGCCTGAGACTGAGACTGAGAAGGTGACGGAAACACCCACACCCGCCGATGCCGTAGCACCAGACGCTGAGCAGATCTCGACAGATAACAAGCCTACCGAGATCCAGGGCGAAACCATCACAGGCGATGGCACCGGTAACGCGCTGCCGCCGATGGAGGAAATGCCAGGCGTTTTCGTGCGCACCAAGCGCCGCATCAAAAGCCGCCGCCGCGCAGGCTTCCGCTTCAATCGCCAAGGCACAGGCATTGCCCTGGAGCTGCTAAGCGAAGAGCAGCTCCAGCAACTGCGCGATGACCCAGCTTTGGAAGTGGAAGACGTCATCTTCCCGCTGGCTGAAGCGAAAAGCGAGCCGGAGGCTTAACCCATGCCGTATTGCACGCAAGCGGATCTCATCGAGCGGTTTGGTGAAGACGAGCTGCTCGCGATAGCTAGCGATGAGACCGGCACGGCCATTGATACCGCTGGTGTTGAGCGTGCATGCGACGACGCCAGCGGCGAGATCGACGGCTACGTGAGCGCTGCAGGCTACACAGTGCCGCTCGCGACGGTCACTTGCATCATCACAGCATACGCGTGCGATATCGCCCGTTACCGGCTGTATGACGAACACGTGTCCGATGCGGTTAAAAAGCGCTATGACGACGCGGTGAAGTTCCTGGTTCGCGTTTCCCGTGGAGAGGTCAAGCTCGGGATCTCGACCGGCCCAGCATCCAGCAGCGCGGGAAGCGTGCAAATGAACTCAGGCCGTCGTGTGTTTTCTGGCGGCGGTTACTAAGGAGATGGCCATGAGTGCCAAACAGACCACTAAAGCAGCGGCTCAGCAAAGCGCTGATAAAGACGCACCACCCCCACGGCCCCGTGAGGCTGTGCAGGTGCGGGTAAAGACCAAATCACCCGGCGTAAAACGCCAGGTGTGTGGCGTCATTTTCGACAACGCCTGGAAGTACCTAACGCTGGATGATCGCGGCAGCGCCTACAAAGCCATTGCCCGCGATCCCGCCATCGTGATGGAGAAGGCAACACCGCCACCG